CAAATCAACTGCTCACCTAAACTATCCAACTCAGGTCTAGCTGAAAAACAACGTATCAATCCTGATGCTATCAAACGCATCATGGAACACTCAAACTATCAATTTAAGTTCGTTATTTCAACTGAAGATGATGTTAAGGAAATATTCCGTGACTTTATTGAGCCATTTAATATTCCACTTAAAAATGTAGTTTGCATGCCTGGTTTAGATAGTCAAACAGATTTCCATGAGCGTACTCAGTTTACATTGGAGATGGCTAAAAAATATAAATTTAGAGGATTAACAAGATTACATATCTCAGCTTGGGATAAGACATTAAATGTTTAAGTATCTTTTACTATTTATTACACTATTTGCTTACTCAAAGCTCTCAGCGCAGGGATCAAATACTTGCGCTGGAGCAGCTGCTAATCCTATAACTCTACCATTCTTTGGTAATAATCAATCTACTTGTGGAGACGGAAATGATTATACAGGAGCTAATCCTTGTATATTTACAGCTACAGGTAATTATTATGGAGGTCAGGATTGGTTATATAGTTTCACTCCTACACAAAATGGTTATGTAAGTATCTTACTAAATGATGTAGTAGCTACAGGAACTGCATATCCAGTAATAACATTATCTAATGCGTGTCCAGGAACATTTGGAGCATGTATGGGTTTTGCATTATATAATCCATCAACAGCTAATGCATCAATAGTAGAATATTTACAAGCAGGTCAAACTTACTATGTGTTAGTAGACAACTATGTTTGGGGTAATTATTTTGCTAACTGCTCTCAATTTGATTTAAGAATACAGTTTACACCAGTAATACCTCAACCTAGTTGTACTAACATAGGTTTTAGTAGTAACAATTTTAATGGTTGGTTTGGTACAACAGGTTTAGCTACAAGAGCATATATTGGTGCTCCAACACCAAACTATGATGCAACAGCAATAGGTATAGTTAATGGAAGACATACTATAATGTCAGGTGGAAATGATCCATGTGGTGGTTTTCCAAGAGTAGATCCATTAGGAGGACCATTTTCTGTTAGATTAGGTGACGCTAATGTTAATTCTCAAGCAGAACAATTAACACAAACATTTATAGTATCTCCAAGCAACAATAGTTTTACCTATCGCTATGCTGTAGTTTTTGAAGATCCTGGTCATACATCTAATGAACAACCTTTTTTTAGAGCATTACTAAGAGATCAAAATGGTAATGTTATTCCATGTTCAGAATTTGTAGTATCTGCAGCAGGTAATTTACCTGGATTTTTTAACTCAACTACATGTACAGGTGTTAGATATAAACCTTGGAGTACAGTAAATGTAGATTTAGATAACTATATAGGACAAGCAGTTACTGCTGAATTTACTACAGGAGATTGTACTCAAAGTGCACACTATGGTTATGCTTATATAGATGCTGTATGTTCACAATCATTTTTAGATGCATATCCTGATACTATATGTGTAGGAGAAACTGTAACATTAACTGCACCTAATGGTTATCAATCTTATTTATGGATGCCAGGAAATCAAACTACACAAAGTATTACTGTTTCCCCATCAAGTAATACTACATACCAATTGAGTTTAGTTTCATTTAATGGTTGTACAAGAACAGTCCCATTACCTATTATAGTTACACCATTTCCTTCAGTTATACTTTATTCTGATCAGAATTAAAATCAACATATATTTATCAATATAATATTAACCAAAATTAAATTTATGAAAAAACTTCTCCTGTTATTATCTACATTAATACTATTTACTGTAAGTGGTTTTTCCCAAGTTCCTACTCCATTTGTAGCTGATGGACAGCAAAAATGTGTAGGTTCTACTGTAATTTACGGGCCATCAGTAATTGATCCTACTTTTACATATTCATTTACCATAACACCTGCTCAACCTTTTACCTCTATTTCAGGAGGGGATCAAATTCAAGTAACTTGGAATACTCCTGGAGTATATAATATAGAAACAACAGTAACTAATGCAGACGGATGTACTTCATCTAGTATTAGTACTATTACTATAGTTCCTCTACTTAATATAGTGGTTACAGATCAAGTAGTATGCCAAAACTCAGACCCATTTGTTTTAATTTCTAATCCAACAGGAGTTACCTGGGCTGGAGTTGGTGTGGTAGGTAATACATTTAATCCTGCAGGATTAGCTCCTGGGGTTTATCCTATAACTGCTACTTTTATAGATGTTAATGGGTGTCAAGGATCAGGAAACGGAACTATTACTATTACTCCCTTACCACCTCCTCCTACACTCAACAGTGATAACTAATGAAACAATTTTTATTAGTATTTCTAATTTTTCTATCTAATGTTTTGTTTTCACAAAACTATGTGATAGAATTATGTAAAGGAGATACTATAAAAAAGTTTTATGTTGAAAATTTTGAATATTTTACTACAGTATGGAATGTAGATCCTTCATCTGCAATATTATATCAAGATGAATCTCAAATAATATTATTATTAAATAAAGAAGGATTATATAATCTATCAGTTTATTACTCTAATGATAATTGCAAAACAGATAATACTTCAGTCGTAATAAAAGTAATCTTATGTTTAGATAGTTATGTTTGGATTCCTAATGCTTTTACTCCAAATGAAGATAATTTAAATGATTATTTTCATATAAAAACACTAAACATAACAGATTATCATTTAATGATTTTTAATAGGTGGGGTGAATTAATATTTGAAAGTTTTGACTCTACATATTTATGGAACGGAAGAACCAAAAATAATGAAATGATTATGGAAGGGGTTTATGTGTATAAATTCAATTATAAAGACCATAAAAATATATTTAAACAAGTCATAGGACGAGTAACACTAGTTAACTTATGAAAGACCAAATTACATTACAAAGAATCGAAACCTTACACCCAGCAGTAAGACAAGAAGTAAAAAACATTTATGAAAATGAAATAGTTCCTGCTTTATCAGGCAAAGCAATATGTCGATTTGCTTATACATTAAGAACTTTTGAAGAACAAAATGAAATATATTCAAGAGGAAGAACTAAACTATATGATTCTAAAGGAAATAAGTTAGGTATAGTAACTAAAGCTAAAGGAGGTCAATCTATACACAATTATGGTTTAGCACTTGATATAGTATTACTTAAAGATACTAATAGTGATGGAACTTTTGAATCAGTGTCTTGGGAAACTAATGTTGATTTTGATAAAGATGGAAAAGCAGATTGGATGGAAGTAGTAAATATTTTTAAAAAACATAACTGGGTTTGGGGGGGAGATTGGAAATCTTTTAAAGATAGACCTCATTTTGAAAAAACATTTGGTCATACTTGGAGAACTTTATTACCAAAACATCAAGCAAAAAACTTTATCCCAGGAACTACATATGTAAATTTATAAAAAATTACATATCGTGTATTATAGTTTGGCCTCGCAAGAGGCCTTTCGTATCTTTATGTCAAGATAATTAATAAAAAATACTTATATGAAATCTTCAAATTTAAGTAATATTGATTATATAAGTGAACATTCACATTTCGATACATTATTAGGTGAATTTTTTCCTATATGTGTGTTAGTAATTTTTACATGCATTGTTTTAAAACTTACAATCGCAACAATACTTGCATACAAAATCCCTAAAAAATAAAAACTATGAAAACACTAAATTTTCTTTATGAAAGTAAGGTAAAAGTTTCGATTAAACTTAATACCGCAATGGATAATTTCTATGAAAGTGCAGTTAACGTAGGTTCAGATAATTGGGTAGTTTTAAAACGTAATTTATTGGAAGGAGGTGTAGATATTAAGTTTTTAGATAAATTTACTCCTTCAACTCAAGAATTAGCTCATTTTGAAGATGGTAAATTTGATTTTTGTAGTTACCCAAGTCAACTAAAATTTATTACTTTATTCAAAAAATACCCTAAATTAAAACGTGAACTACTTAAAGTTTCTTATCCTATAGGAAGACGTATGAGATTTGATATTGATATAGAAAGATTTAAACGTTCAACTAAATACAATTGGATAAAATTTAAACGTAATTTTATGACTAGTTTTAATAATTCTATTTTCAATAAAACTTTAACATTATTTTTTTTAGTAAGTTTTATATTTTCTTTTTCCCAAACAGTTTATTCACAAACTCTTAGTGAAGAAGAACGAAAAATTTTTGAAAAAGTAAAAAAAGAACATAATGAAAGAGAAGCTAGAATTAAAATTCATGAATCAAAGTTTTTACCATTAAGTAAAAGACAAAAAGAATTATTGAGTTTTAGAAATAAAAAAACAATATGTTTATTTTATGATAATAGTTGTGGGTTAGCTATTGAAATGAAAAAACATTTTGATAAATTTAAAACAACTTATGATACAAATTTAGTTTCATTTAAGTTTATTCTTGTTGATCCACCTGTTAAAAAATTTATTAATAATAAAGAAATTATACAACCTAAAACAAAATCTCAAGAACTTGTTGAAATTTCTGAAGTTATGGCTCTACCACAAATATTTTTCATAAATGAAAAGGGTGAATCTAGAAGACGAATAGGATATACAACAGGTTATGAACCAGCAAATACAAAAGATAAAATTTCTCAATTTTTACAGAATGGTAATTGGAAATAATAATTAATAAAATTTTATATGGATAAACAAACTTTAAAACAACTTCAATTAAACAATGACGAGGCTATAATATTAATTCATACTGATTGGTGTGGACATTGTAAAGAACTCAAACCTTTAATAAAAAAATTTGCAAATATAAATGAAATTTCATATATTGAAATAGATTCAGATTCTGAAACTGAAATACAAGAATATTTTAATATAATGTATATACCTACTATTCTTCATATAAATAATGGAGGTGTTAGTGTTTTAGAAGGTCCACAAAAAATTAAAACTTTTATTAAAAATTATGGAAAATAAACGAAGACAAGTAATTGATGTAGAAAATCTAGAAACGGCTCAAGCAGGTTATGCTAATGGTATTTCACTGCAATTAAAAGAAATTTTAGATAAAGGAGAGCATCGCTCACTTAATGAAAAAGAAAAAGAAAAAATTATTAAAAATGCTTCTTTTTATTATGGTAAGTTTTTAACCTCATTAGGTGTTGATTGGGAAAATGATCCTAATTCTATGGAAACACCTACTCGAGTAGCTAAAGCTTATGTAAAAGATCTATGGAGGGGTAGATATGAGTTACCTACAGATATTACTGCTTTTCCTAGTGATGGTTATAATGGAATTGTATTAGAACGAGATATTCCAATTGTTAGTATGTGTTCACATCATCATCAAGCTATTTTAGGTAAAGCACATATTGCTTATATTCCTGGAGAAGATGGTAAAGTAGTAGGATTATCTAAACTTAATCGTATAGTAGAACACTTTGCTCGTAGAGGTGCTATTCAGGAACAACTTACAGTTGCTGTTCATAATGCTATTCAAGCAGTAGCTGAAACTGAAAATGTAATGGTAGTAGTACATAGCACACACAATTGTGTTTCCTGTAGGGGTGTTAAACATTGGGGTGCTAGTATGGTTACAAGTGAAGTAAGTGGTGTATTTGCTGATCACAACAGAACAGCTAAACAAGAAGTAATGAGTATGCTTACACTCCATATGCAAACATATTGTTAATAGATTGCGTTCCTCTGCAAGGAACGCATATTTATTGATATATGATAGGAATTTATAAAATAACAAACCCAACTGGTAAAATATATATTGGCCAATCCAGAAATATTAAACATAGATGGAGATATTATCATTCTAATATAATAACAATAAAACAACATATTAAACTACATCGTAGTATTTTAAAATATGGAGTTGAAAATCATAAATTTGAAGTTATTGAAGAATGTAATATTGAACAATTAGATGAACGTGAAATATATTGGATAAATCATTATAATAGTGTTAAACAAGGATTAAATGTTGGTTTAGGGGGAAGTGGTGGGAATGGATTATTAAATAAAGGTAAAAAACACACCCCTGATACTATTAATAAAATGAAACAATGGTGGAGTATGAATAAAAAATCAAGATCACAAGAGGTGATAGATAAAATAAAACAAACTAAACAAAATAATCCTCGTATTACTACTGAAGAAATGATTTTAAAATATAGAGAAAGTGCTCCTAATAAAAAAATGGTTGAACAATATTCATTAGATGGAATCAAATTAGCTGAATTTAATAGTATAAATGAAGCTGCTAGGCAAACTAATAGTAGTAAAGATGGTATTTCTTTTTGTTGTAATGGTAAACAGAATACTTCAAATGGGTTTATTTGGAAATTTAAAATAATATAATTAACTTAATAAAAAAATATAAATAATGGAAGATAAATATGTACCATTTATTTCAGAAGTACAACTTTTTAATGAAGTATTTGGAAAATTAAATAATACCGAACCTACCACAGATATTCCTGAATTTGAGAAAAAATTCATTTATGATTTTATTTTAGAGGAATTAAATGAATATAAAGAGGCTTATGAAGCCGACGATATTGTAGGAATTGCTGATGCTTTTGGAGATATCATGTATGTTTTATCAGCAGGTATTTTAGCTTATGGATTAAAAGATAAATTCAGATTTATCTATAATGAAATTCAGGCCTCAAACTTATCTAAAGCATGTCAAACTGAAGAAGAGGCTCAAAAAACAGTTGAGGTAAGATCTAAAGAAAAGGGTTATGAATGCCACTATGAAAAAGTGGGAAATCTATGGATTGTTTATCGTTCAAGTGACAGAAAAGCTCAAAAATCAATAAATTATTTTTCACCTAATTTAGAACAATTTTTTCATAAATAATCATGGTTGATATAGGACAAAAACTAGTTTGCGTCAATAGTAAAAATACTCCTTTAGTTGAAAATAAAAATTATGTAATTAAATCTATTAAGTATGGGTTATGTTCATGTAATTACATTTTAATAGATGTGGGTTTTGCTAAAGATAGTATTAGACGTGCCCAGTATTGTCCTAAATGTAAAGATAGATTTAAAACATTTGATGATATCTGGTGGTTTAACGTAAATAGGTTCGTACCTTTAGATGAATGGCAACAAGCCGACGAATTAGTTAAAGAATTATTAATTCCTGAAGAAGAGCTAGTTTAATGTACCAAGCAATTTATTACGATAGACCCGAAAAACAATATTATTTAAAAGATGATGTAGAAGGGTGGTCGGTTTTTCAATATCGCCCTACCTATTATCGTTTAGATCCTTATGGAGAACATTTTACCTTATTTGGGGATAGATGTTCTCCATTCAAAGGTAAATTTGATTGGAATGATCCTAATATTTTAGAAAAAGATATTGATAAAGAATTATTGATATTAAGAGATTTATATTATGAAACAGATGATATGCCTTCATCTCATGATATAGTTTATTTAGATATTGAGATTGAAATGTTAGGGGCTCTAACACCCCAAACCATTAGAGAAGCTAACGCTGAAGTAACAGCTATCGCTTTAATAGATGTAACTTCTAAAAGAAAAATATGTTTTATTCTTGATAAAAAACAAGAAATAAAATCATTTATAGAAGATACTAAGGAAATTATATCTTGCTCCTCAGAAACTGAATTGCTAACTAAATTTCTAAAAACATGGCAAGAGCTTGATCCTACTATCTGTGTTCATTACAATGGTGATTTTTTTGATATTCCTTATCTTTATTATAGAATTAAAAGAATTTTAGGAGAAAATAAAGCTCTAAGACTTTCACCTATTGAAAAAATAAGCGAAAACCCATACTCAGCAGATTCACCTATTCGAATTGGTGGGGTTAATTGCTTAGATTTTATGCATTTGCTTAAAAAATATATAGCAAAGGAAGAACCATCATATAAATTAGGTGATATTGGAACTAAGTATGTAAAATTAGGTAAGATTGAGTATAATGGTTCATTAGATAAGTTATTTAAAGAAGATAAAAATAAATTTATTGAATATAACCTTCGAGATGTTGAAATTATTGAAGCATTAGAGGAAAAATTAAAGTTTATTCAATTAACAGTTTTAATTTCTCACTTATGTCATACTCCTTATGAATCTATCTATTATAATACAGTATTGAATGAAGGAGCTATATTAACTTATTTAAAACGAAAAGGTGTAATAGCACCTAATAAACCTACTACAACTAACCCTTCAATCAAAGAATTTAATATTGGAGACATAGTAGTAAATCAAAGAGGTACCCCTACTATTGAAGGAATTATCCATTATATAAATAAGGATCAAATTCAAGTAAAGAATTCATCAGGAGCTATTATTACTCGTTCATCTAATACTTTAAAGAAAAAAGATTCATATGCTGGAGGGTATCTTTTAGATCCTGTACCTGGTTTATATTCTAATTTAAGTGACCTAGATTTTACATCACTATACCCTTCAATTATTAAATCACTTAATTTAGGAGTTGAAACATTAATTGGAAGAATTGTAACTAAGGATAACTATGAGCAGAATTTTTCATTAGAGAAACTAAAACTCAAAAACCCAGAAGAAGAAATTATTATTGAAAAACTAAATAATAAAACCTACCAATTAAAATCAGCTAAAATAAAATTAGGTCAACTAATTAATCTAATTGAAGATAATGATTGGAGTATCTCAGCTAGCGGTGCTTTTTATAATAATGATAACAAAAGTATAGCTTGCGAGGTATTAGAGGATTGGTTTGATAAACGAGAACACTATCGAGCATTAAAGAAAAAAGCAGGTAAAGCAGAAGATTGGGAAAAATATAAATTATATGATTTGTATCAAATGGCCTTTAAAATCTTGCAAAATGCTTTATATGGTACTTATGCAATTAATGGTTGGAGATTTACTGATGGGTATAAAGTTTGTTCAGCATCTATTACAAACAGTGGTCAAAGATTAACGCAGGAATCGATTACATTTGTAAATTCATTTATAGACAATATAATACATGGTAAAAACAAAGATAATCAATATGTTCGTGCGAGTGATACCGATAGTTTATATATAGAATTAACAGATTTATTATTACATAAATACCCTAACATTGATTTATCTGATAGAAAGAATAAAATTGCTAAATTACTTGAATTGACTGCTGAATTGCAGGTAAAGGCAAATGATAATTTAAATCAAATGTGTTCTAATCTATTCAACATACATGGAAAACATTATTTTGAATTAAAGCAAGAAGTAATTGTAGAAAAAGCATATTGGGCTGGTAAAAGAAGATATGCTATGTATGTAGTAAATAAAGAAGGGATTGATGTTGAAGAGTTAGAGATGAAGGGGTTAGATTTGATGAAATCAAATTTCCCTCCATTATTTAGAGATTTTGGAAAAACATTAATTGAAAAGGTTATATTCGGAGAAAATAAAAAAGATATTGATAAATTTATTACTGAATTTAGAGATAGTTTATCTACAATTAACTGGAGAAAATTACTAAAACCTACAGGTCTTAAAAAAGTAGGAGAATATATAGAAAATCCTCCATTATCAGGAGAAATATTTTCAAGATTAAGAAAAAAATGTCCAATTAATACCAAAAGTGCTATCTATTATAATGACTTATTAAGATTTAAAAAATTAGATAAAAAATATCCTACTTTTCAAATTGGAGATAAAATGTATATTGCTTATCTTAAAAATAATCCTTATAAAATAGAGGTATTAGGATTTAATGGATACTCAGATCCCCCTGAAATTATAGATTTTATTGAACAATTTATTGATAGGGCTTTAGTATTTGATTCAGTTATGAAAAATAAATTAGAGAGTTTATATTCAGATATTAAATGGGAAATGCCAGTTTTTAATAAAAATGTATCTAAATTCTTTAATTTTTTTTAAGCTTGGTTATTCACAAAAAATTTATTATATTTCCGTATGATTCAAAAACAGAAATTTCAATCAATTATATCTAAATACCATTTAAATGGACTTATTGATTCTGTTAAATGGAAAATTGAAAATAGTAAACTAAATATAGAATTTATAACTCCTAACAAAGATATGGTTGGAGGAATTACTACTAATTTTCCTACAATACCTGCTACTATAGCTATATTTAATACAGCTCAATTAAATAAATTAGTTAATATTACTGATGGTACTTTATATTTAGATTTTCTTAAAAGTAATAAAGTCTATAATAAATTAACTATTTATGATGGAAAATATACTTTGGAATATTCTTTAGCTGATTTAATGCTTATTCCTAAAATCCCATCTATTAATGATCCTGGCCAATACGATATTGAAGTTAATTTAACATTAGATAATATTAATTCTTTCATTAAAGCAAAAAATGCTCTTCCTGATGCTGATATGGTTACAATTAGAGATATTATGGGGTTTGAAGGAGGAAATGAAGTAATGTTAACTATTGGTGATCAAACAGATTTTTCAAATAAAATTAATTTTAAATTTTCTGATATAGTTATAAATTCATCAGGAGGTTCTGAATTATGTTTTGATGCTAATGTTTTAAAAGAAATTTTTAGCTCTAATAAAACAGACCAAGCTAAAGCCTTAATTAGTAGAGAAGGTTTAATGAAATTAGTTTTTACCGATGGTGATATTGAAAGTTATTACTATCTAGTCCAAAAAGAAACATATTAAAAAATATAAGTTATGAAAACTGAAATCACATCAGCAAGAACAATCTCAGACCCGTCTATGGAACCCTATTTCATTTCAGTAGACGATTATTGCTACACTTTAAAACAAAAAATTACTCCAACATACACTGATAGTGGTAAGGAGTATGTTCAAGATGTAGGTCATTATTCTAATATTGATTCTGCTGTAAAAAAAGTTATGAAACTAAAAGTAAATACTAAATCATATGATTCACTTAAAGAATTTGTAACTGAATATAAACAAATACAACAATTAATTACTAAACAATTTGAAGATTTATGAAATTACAAGCATTATTCGACGCAGTTATTATTAAACCATTTTCACAAGAAGAAATGAGTTATGGATCTATTATCGTTCCTGATATGGGGAAAGAAAAAAATCTTTCAGGTACAGTAGTAGCAATCGGTCCTGGTAGTCATACTATTACAGGAGAATTTTTAAGTACTATTGTAAAAGTAGGAGATAAAGTAATTCTCCCACAAATGGGTCCAACTAAATTTGACTTTGAGGGGGAAGAATATTATATTTGCCCTGAAAAACAGTTATTAGCAATTATTAATGATTAAAAACTATAAAAAACATGAGTAAAGTTATTGAAACAGGCGCAGTTGCGAGAGAAAAACTAATTAAAGGTATTAATAGGTTAAGTGATGCTGTGACATCTACTTTAGGTCCTAATGGCCGAAATGTAATTTTTAATGATGGTGAAAATGTAGTTTCTACTAAAGATGGTGTATCAGTAGCTAAACGAGTAGATTCATTTGAAGATCCTATTGAAGAATTGGGAGCACAAATGGTTAAACAAGCATCTATTAAAACAGCTGATCGAGCAGGAGATGGAACAACAACCTCAACCTTATTAGCCCAAAAAATTATTCAAAAAGGTATTAAATATCTAAATAATGGACATAATGCAGTAGAAATTAAACGAGGTATTGATGCTGGAGTAAAACAAATAGTTGACTGCTTAAAAACCCAAATCTCCTCAGATATTGCTTCAGAAGAACAATTAGAGCAAGTAGCTATTATTTCTTCTAATAACGATACTGAAACTGGTAAAATTATTGCTACTGCTTTAGAAAAAGTAGGACGTGAAGGTGTAGTTCATATTGAAGAATCACGTTCAGGTGAAACATATCTTGAAACAGTAGAAGGTATGCAATTTGATCGTGGTTATAAATCACATTATTTTGTTACTGATAATAATAACATGTCCTGTACTCTAGATAAACCATTGGTTTTAATAGTTGATAGAAAAATCACTCAAGTAAAAGAATTACTTCCACTATTAGAAAGTGTTTCAAACCAAAATCGATCTTTACTTATTGTAGCAGAAGATATTGATGGTGAAGCATTAGCAACTCTTATCGTAAATAAAATGAGAGGTATTCTAAGAGTAGCAGCAGTTAAAGCTCCTGATTTTGGTGAGCGTAGAAAACTTCTTTTAGAAGATATGGCTATTTTAACTGGTGGTACAGTATTCAGTAGTGAAAAAGGAATGAAGTTTGAGCGTTTTGATTCAAATTGGTTTGGTGAAGCACGAGTAGCTACTGTTGATCGAGATAAAACTACAATTGTTGATGGTAAAGGTTCTGAAGAAAGTATTAAACAACGAATGGAAGAACTTCAAGCTCAAATTGAAAAAGCTGCTACTCCTTATGAGCAAGAAAAATTACAAGAACGTTTAGCTAAATTCATTGGAGGTGTAGCTATTATCCATGTTGGTGGTAATACTGAAACTGAAATGAAAGAAAAGAAAGATAGGGTTGATGATGCATTACATGCTGCTAAAGCTGCAATTGAAGAAGGTATTGTTCCAGGTGGTGGTTCAGCTCTAATCTATGCTAGTCAAGCTATTACATATTCTAAATCTGATAGTGAGGATTTTAATATTGGAAAGCAAATAGTTCATGATGCATGTTTTGCTCCTTTTAGTAAAATCGTATCTAATGCTGGAATTTCAGAACGAGAACAATATGAAACATGTAATTTAATTCTTGAATTAGGAGAAGCAGGTGAAAAACCATATTTTGGATACAACATTAAAGAAGAAATCGTTATTAATATGATTGAGCAAGGAATTATTGATCCTACTAAAGTTACTCGAACTGCTTTAGAAAATGCTGCTTCAGTAGCTGGTACTGTATTATTGACTGAATGTGTTATAGTAGATAAAAAAGAGGAATCAAAACAAAATAATGCTGTTCCTCAATATAACGACATGTTTTAATCAATGAGAGGAGCTGAAAAATTAATGGGCCTAGTAGTTTATATAAATGAACGGCCCTATACTATCAGTGAGTTACATTATGTTGTAGAATTTGAAGCATTTTTTGTAACATTAACAGATGAAGATGGCTGTAATAAAAATTATCCTATAAACGATATTATTCCTTTTTTAAGAAATAAATTTAATCAATGAAACAACATACTCTTTGGGTTGAAAAATACAGAAGTCAAATTTTAGAAGACTATGTAGGTAATGAATCTATAAAAGATCTTATCCAAGATTGTATAGATAAAAATGATATACCTCATATGATTTTCTCAGGACCCCCAGGAACTGGAAAAACTACTTTAGCTAAACTCATAGTAAATAGTATTGAATGTGATTATCTTTATATAAATGCTACAGATGAACGTTCAATGGATGTAATGAGGGATAAAGTTAAAGGATTTGCTTCCTCAGCCTCATTTAAACCATTAAAAGTAGTTATTTTAGATGAAGCTGATTTCATTCGAATAGATTCTCAAGCTTTATTAAGGAATGTTATTGAGACATTTTCACTGAACACTAGATTTATTCTTACATGTAATTATGTTGAAAGGATTATAGACCCTATTCAATCTAGGTGTCAAGTTTTAAATATAGTTCCTCCTTCTAAAAAGGATATTGCTACTCATGTTGCTATTATTTTAGAAAAAGAACAAATCGAGTATGAAGCTGAAGATTTGGTAAAAATAGTTAATAAGTTTTATCCTGATTTAAGAAAAACTTTAAGTACATGCCAAATTTTGTCTAAAGATTCTAAATTAATTCTTGATGAGAAAGTTCTTATATCTGGAAATTATAAAGAATTAATCTTAAAAGAATTAAAATCACCCTCAAATAAATCATTTAATCATATCCGACAAATTATAGCTGATTCTCAATTAACTGAATTTGATGAAATATATAAGTTTTTATTTGAAAATATAGATGAATTTGCTAAAAACCATGTAGGAGAAATCATTGTATTATTAGAGGAATATTTATTTCATGCTAATTTTAAAATAGATAAAGAAATTAACCTTTTAGCTTTGATTTATAAAATTTTATTATTAATTTGCTGATATGAATAAACCAATAGTCAATTTTGAAGATAAATTATACATTATCAATAAAGTTTTAACTATAAAAAAAGATCCCCCGTTTGATTTAGTAGAAGAATTACAACACTATTATCACTCAAATAAAGTACTTAAAAAAGAAAATAAATATTATTTTGTAACTCAAATAGAAGAACCAATTTTAGAAAATTATGGAGAAACTACAACAACAACCGAAGATCGACCTAGCGTTGACGACAGCAGTAACTAGTCCTAATGGAGATCATCTCTTTGCTGAAGGAATTATTTTAAGAAAAATGTCTAAATTCGTTTTAGGAAGTGCTGAAGATGGAATTATCCCACTTCCAGTATTTTATAATCCTGAAACTGGAAAGATTTTAATTGATTCAATTCCTGTAGAAATTAGAGAGGATTATAAGGATATTAGTTTTACCTTAGAAAAATAATGAAAGAATTTTTTAGTATTTTAAAATATTTAACTTGGGAGAAAAAACCTTGGAGTAAATTAACTGAGGTTGAAAAGGAAGCAATTAACCCATATATGTTACATAGATATATTTCTATGTGTCCTGATTATATTGAGTTAGTTAATTTGATTCAACAAATTCCTTCAACTGAAAAAGAAAAAATATATAGAGTATATTTGGACTTAATTCCTAAAAGAAATGTTTATTTAAAATACATAAAATCTTCCAATAAAAGTACATCCAATGATCTTTTAGAAAAATTAGCTCTTTATTTTGAAAGTTCAAAACGAGAAATAGGAGATTATTTGGATGTACTTTCTAAGGGTGAAATTAAAGAAATATTAGAATCTTTAGGAACTGAAGAAAAAGAACTTAAAAAATTATTAAAATAAATCCAATGCATTTAAGAAAAGATTATAAACCATCATCCTCAATATCATATAATGATTATACCCCTGATTCTATAGTACAATCTATTATTGAAAAGTTTGTTGAACGGGCTAAAAAAGGAGAAAAAAAATATAATACTACTTTAGATAGACAAGATTTAGGTATTTCACAATGGATTGAACATTCACAAGATGAACTCATGGATGGTATTCTTTATTTAGAAAAACTTAAATATGATCTAATACATTCTTCAGATAGAAAAGTATGGGGGTAAAGCAGATACCATTAATAGTTGAGCAAATACAAAATTTTGAAAAGTTATCTGTAGATTATTCTTATCAAAAATCTATTTCCTATTCTCAATTTTCTACTTACTTAGCCTGTCCCAAAAAATGGGAACTTCAATATAAGCAAAAGGTTCCTGTACCAAATGTTTCGATAAATTTTTCATTTGGAACAGCATTACATGAGACTTTACAACATTATTTAGATGTTCTTTATAATCAATCTGCCCCTGAGGCTGATGACATTGATTTAGAATCATTTTTTGAAGAAAAACTATCCTCAGAATATAAAAAATCATACGAACAAAATAATAAAATCCATTTTAGTTCTCCTGGAGAATTAACTGAGTTTTATGAAGATGGAGTAGAAATAATTAAATATTTCAAAGATCATAGAAGAGATTATTTTGATAAAAAAGATCAATATTTAGTAGGATGTGAGATTCCAATCCATATAATCCCCAATAGTGCATTTAATAATGTCATATATAAAGGATATTTAGATGTTGTGCTGTATGATGAATCAGCTAATATATTTCGTATAATCGATTTAAAAACATCTACTAGAGGTTGGAGCCAAGACAATAAGTCTGATGAATTAAAACAATTCCAATTAATTTTATACAAAAAATATTTTTCAGAACAATATGGTGTTCCTGAGGATAATATTGAGGTAGAATTTATAATATTGAAACGAAAAATATACGAGTCTAAATTCGACGCTACATTAAATCGAATCCAAACATTTTCCCCAGCAAGTGGAAAAATAAAAACTAAACGGGCTACTACATTATTAAATCAATTTATAGAAGATATATTTGAAAATAATGGAAGTTTAAAACCCAAATCACATCCTGCTAATGTTACCAAAAGTTGTAAATACTGTCCTTTTTATAAGAAAAAAGAATACTGTAGCGAGTCTTTAGAAGGGTAAAATATTTATGATAAGAGAATAGTTATGCCTAAAGAAAAATCAACAGTTTTAACTAGCGTTAAAGTTTCTCCTGAACAATTAGAGACTTTAAAAATTGAATGCGCTAAACGTAAATTCTCGTTTACGAAACTAGTTAATAATGCTATTGATTTATACTTAAAAGACGAAGAGTTTAAAAGAAAAATTCAAGGTCATAAAGTAAGTTAGGTTATTTAAAGAGTTTTTATTATATTGTTTTATAAAAATAAAAGTTACTATGCAAAAAGAAAATTATATCCCTAAGGATCAAAGGAAAAAAATCTTATTATTATGTGATGATATCCGAGTACATAGTGGAATCGCTACTGTGGCTCGTGAAACTGTCTTAAATACAAGTCATCATTTTAATTGGGTAAATATAGCAGCAGCTATTAACCATCCTGATGTTGGTAAAAAACTTGATATTTCTGATGAAACTAACCGAATTACAGGTTTAACAGATTCATCAGTAGTTTTATACCCATTTAATGGTTATGGAAATCCTACTCTTATTAGACAATTAATACAAATTGAAAAACCAGATGCTATATTTTTAATCACTGATCCAAGATATTTTGAATGGCTTTTCATGATTGAAAATGAGGTTAGGAAACAAATTCCTATTATTTATTTGAATATTTGGGATGATTATCCTGCACCATATTATAATTTACCATTCTATGAGGCATGTGATTTATTAATGGGTATTTCAAAACAAACAGTAAATATCAATAAATTAGTTTTAAAACAAGGTTATGTATCTTATAAAGATTTAGATACAGGAGAACAAAATTTTGGAAAAAATTCTAATCCTAGGTTAGTTACTTATACTCCTCATGGATTAAATGAAAAAATATTTAGACCTTTAAAATCTGAAGATCCTGAGTTAAAAGAATTCAAGAAAACATTATTCAAAGGAAAAGAATATGATTTTGTATTATTTTTTAATTCAAGAAATATCCGTCGTAAACAAATCCCGGATACTCTTTTAGCATATAAGTTATTTATTGATTCATTACCTGAAGAAAAGGCTAAAAAATGTGCTTTTGTGCTTCATACTCAAATAATAGATGAAAATGGTACTGATTTAGATGCTGTATCTGATTTATTATTTGGAGATGATGAAAAATATAATATTATATTCCATGAAAGTGTTTCTACACCTGAACAAATGAATTTATTATATAATAGTTCTGACTGTCAGATTTTATTAACTAATAATGAAGGTTGGGGCCTATCATTAACAGAATCATTATTAGCGGGTAATATGATTATTGCTAATGTCACTGGGGGTATGCAAGATCAAATGAGATTTGAAAATGAAGACGGAAGTTGGATTGAATTTAATGAAGATTTTCCTTCAAATCATAATGGAACTATAAAGAAACACGGTAAATGGGCTTTACCAGTATATCCAACAAATCGTTCAATTCAAGGTTCTCCTAAAACACCATATATTTGGGATGATAGGTGTACTGCTGAAGATGCAGCAACACGTATTAAAGAGGCTTATGATTTATCTAAAGCAGAACGTGAAGAAAGAGGTTTAGCAGGACGTGAATGGGCTACTAGTGAAGAAGCCAAATTTACATCATCACAAATGACTCAGAAAATGCTTGAAAATATTAATGAGTTATTTAAAACTTGGAAACCTAGAGAAAAATTTGAACTTATCAATGTAAATGAAGTTAAACCTAAATCAATAAATCATAAATTAGTATATTAATATGAAACATTTGTGTGTAATTAGTTGTCCTATCGATACCTATAGTGGGTATGGTTCTAGATCTCGTGATTTTGTAAAAGCCTTAATTGAAGCCAAAGGTGAAGAATGGGATATTAAAGTTTTACCTCAACGTTGGGGAGAAACTAATTGGGGTTTTATTGAAAATCATAAAGAAAAATGGGGTTTTTTATCTCAACATATATGGAATGTTCCTCAACTACCAAAACAACCTGAAGTTTGGATTCAAATTACTGTTCCTAATGAATTTCAACCTATTGGAAAATTTAATTTAGGAGTTACAGCAGGTATTGAAACTACTATTGCTTCTGCTGAATGGGTTGAAGGTATAAATAGAATGAATTTAACTTTAGTATCTTCAAATCACGCTAAACAAGTATTTGAAAATTCTAAATTTGAAAGACGTAATCAACAAACTGGGGCTGTTGAAGGACATATTGTTTTGAGTAGACCTATTGAAGTATTATTTGAAGGAGCAGATATTGGAACTTATTTATCTCACCAAACTACAGGAGAAGGAATTGAAACAGATTTTAAATTATCCAATATTCCTGAAAAATTCTGTTATCTTTATACAGGAATGTGGCTTCATGGACCTATATCTGAAGATAGAAAAAATACTGGGTTATTGGTTAAATCATTTTATGAAACATTCAAAAATAAGAAAAATAAACCAGCTCTTATTTTGAAAACCTCTCAAATTGGTGCTTCATATGTTGATAGAGAAGAAATCTTAAAGAAAATTAAACAAATTAAGAAAACTATTAACTCAACTGATTTACCAAATATTTATTTACTTCATGGTGAATTTACTGATGAAGAAATGAATAATCTATACAACCACCCCAAAGTAAAAGCTATGGTTAATCTAACCAAAGGTGAAGGATTTGGAAGACCATTACTTGAGTTTTCTTTAACTAAAAAACCAATTATAGTTTCAGGATGGAGTGGGCATATTGATTTCTTAGATAAAGAATTTACAGTTCTATTACCAGGCCAATTAACTCCGGTACATCCTCAAGTAGCTAACAATATGTTATTAAAAGAATCATCTTGGTTTTCAGTTGATTTAGGACATGTAGGTCATTATTTAATTGATGTATTTAATAATTATGATAAGTATCTTGATGGTGCTAAACGTCAAGCTTTTAAAAGTAAATCTCAATTTAATTTTGATAAGATGAAAGAGCTTCTTATCTTAACATTAGATAAACATGTACCTGAGTTTCCAAAACAAGTACAATTACAATTACCTAAATTGAAAAAAATAGAATTACCAAAACTTAAAACAGTAGAAGCATGACATCAAAAGAATTTGTAATTTGGTTAGAAGGATTTTTAGATGCAACACAAGATTTAACTTTAACACCTAGTGAATTTGAAAAATGTTGGGAAAAAATTCAAACCAAAGCCCATTCAGTTAAAGACACTGAAACCCCATCTACACAATGGACCCCTCCTTATAAAAGTTGGGAATCTACATCATCAGGTACTAACCCTAATATTAATATAACTACTACTACTTAATTATGACTGAAAATTTAGTTCAATGCCCTTGCGATAAATCAGATGCTTGTTTCCATATGGAAACAGAACAAATTACAAATTCAATGTGTTATGGGTGTGGTTTTATTTCTAATACCCTAATGAAAACAGGAGAAGCATTTTTTGAAGAACAACTTGAATTACTCCCAGAGCTTCATAAAGATTTAATTTGGAAAGATGACAAAGAACAAAAATGGATGCCGTGTACTGTAAATGTCCATGATAAGGGGATGGTGTTTATGAATGGAACTTCAGTTGATAATGCTATTTGGTCTGCAGTATTAGCTACCCAAGTAACTGAGAAAGATAAAGAAAAATATCCAATTCCAGGTAAAGAAAATGAATATTACCAATATCGGATGGATATGTCAACTTTGAAAAATTTTGATAAGTATGATTTTATCGAGGCATTATCTTATATAGGCGTTTTACCACAATGATAAAAATTAGTTATGCGATCACTGTCTGCGACGAGGCAGTTGAATTACAACGACTTATTACGCATTTATTAAAACATAAACGCGCGAATGATGAAATTGTAGTGTTATTTGATGAATCAAAAAACAGTACTGCTGTAGAAGATTATATAAGATCTCATTCAATTAATGGAGAATTTAATTGGCATAAAGGTAAATTTGAAGGTCATTTTGCTGATTGGAAAAACAAATTAACTACTCTATGTTCAGGAGACTATATTTTTCAAATTGATGCTGATGAAATTCCTCATGAAGATTTAATAAATAGTTTACCTCAAATTATAGAATTTAATTCTAGTATTGAAGTTTATACTATATCAAGAGTTAATACAGTTAAGGGTTTAACCCAAGATCATATTAATAAATGGGGGTGGAGAGTTGATGAAAATGGTTGGGTTAACTGGCCTGATATGCAATGGCGGATTTATAAAAATATCCCTGAAATAAAATGGATAAATAAAGTTCATGAAAGACTTGATGGATTTAAACATTATTCATATCTTCCATCAGATGAAAGTTTTGCTTTATATCATCCAAAAACAATAGAACGTCAAGAAAAACAAAATAATTATTACAATACTTTATGAAAACAGCACTAGTACTAGGAGGTGGAGGTTTTATTGGGGGCCACCTAGCAAAAAAATTAAAAAATGAAGGATTTTGGGTCCGTATAGTAGATATTAAAGAAAAACATGAGTATTGGAATCATGAAGATATATGTGATGAATATATTCAAGGTGATTTAAGAGATCCTTTATTAGTAAGCAAAATAATGTTTGCCCCAAACCAAGAATCAGAAGATGATAAGACAAACTCATTTGATGAAGTTTATCAATTAGCAGCTGATATGGGAGGAGCAGGATATATTTTTACAGGCGAGAATGATGCTAATGTAATGCATAATTCAGCACTAATTAATTTAAATGTAACTCATGAAGCAACTAAAAAATCAGTTAAACGAGTATTTTATAGTTCTTCAGCCTGTATGTATCCTGAACATAATCAATTAGATCCTAATAATCCAAATTGTGAAGAATCATCAGCATACCCAGCAAATCCTGATTCAGAATATGGTTGGGAAAAACTATTTAGTGAACGATTATTTTTAGCATTTAATCGAAATTATAAGTTAGATGTAAGAGTAGCTCGTTTCCATAATATATTTGGACCTCAAGGTACCTGGACAGGTGGTAAAGAAAAAGCACCTGCTGCTATGTGTAGAAAAGCAGCTGAAAATAATAATGAAATTGAAGTATGGGGTGATGGTCAACAAACACGTTCATTTTTATATATTGATGAATGTGTTGAAATGATTCTTCGTTTTATGAGACAAGATAAATTCTTAGGTCCAGTGAATATTGGTTCTGAAGAAATGGTTACCATTAATCAATTAGCTCAAATGGCTATTGATGCTTCAGGCAAAAATATTACTATCAAAAATATTGAAGGAGAAGAATTTAAACAAAAATATGGCTTTAAATGTCCAGTAGGCGTGAGGGGACGAAATTCTGATAATACATTATACAGAGAAAAGATTGGATGGGAACCAACCCAACCACTTTATGAAGGTATAACCAAAATATTTAACTGGATTAATCAACAAATAAATGACTAAAAATATATCAATTTTAGGAGTAGGAAAGTTAGGTTTATGCTTAGCTCTTAATCTAGAAAGAAAAGGATTTAATATAATAGGAGTTGATTTATATGAAGACTATATTAACTCATTAAATGATAAAACATTTACAACTTCAGAACCTTATGTAGATGAATATTTACAAGAAGCTCAAAATATTATATTTACTACTAATCTAGAATTAGCTTTACAAAATGATGTTTTATTTATAGTAGTAAGAACTCCGTCTACATCAGACTGGAAATACGATCATACTGATATTGAAAAAATAGCTACTCAATTAATTAGTTTTGGTAAACAATCAACCAGAAAAGATCTAATAATTAATTGCACTACATTTCCAGGATACTGTGATACTTTACAAGAAAAATTAAAAGAATATAACTATTATGTGTCATATAATCCTGAGTTTATTGCTCAAGGTACTATTATTAGAGATCAAATAATGTGTGATAATGTGTTAATAGGTGAAGCTGATGAATATGCAGGTGAATTAATAAATAAAATATATCATCAAATGGTTGAGTCTAATCCTATATATAATAGAATGTCTAGAACTGAGGCTGAATTGACCAAATTATCTGTTAATTGTTTTTTAACAACTAAAATTAGTTATGCTAATATGGTTGGTGATATTGCTAATAGATTAGGATGTGATGCTGATAGAGTATTAGGAGCTGTAGGAACTGATTCAAGAATAGGTAATAAATATATTAAACCTGGTTTTGGTTTTGGAGGCCCATGTTTTCCTAGGGATAATAGAGCTTTAGCTAAATGTGGTGAAGAAGTCGGGATTGATGCTATTATTTCCAAAGCAACAGATGAAATGAATAAAAAGCATCTTCAATATCAAATAGAAGATTTTATAAAGCAAAACCCAAATAAGGAAAAAGTTATTAAATTAGATTTTGTTACTTATAAAAAAGATAGTATCTTAATAGAAGAATCTCAACAACTTAAATTTGCTTTAAAATTAAAAGAATTAGGTTATAAAATTGAAATTTTAGATCAAAGAGAAGAAGTATTAAATCAATTAAAAAATATATTATAATGCTTCATAAACAAATATCAAACTGGCTTAAAGAATATCTAGAATCTAATAATTTAAATTGCTTTATAATAGGAATTAGTGGGGGTATAGACTCAGCTTTAGTATCTACATTATGTGCTCAAACAGGTAAAAAAACAATTGTTTTGAGTATGCCTATCCACCAAGCTCAAGATCAATTACAAAGAGCGCATAATCATATTAACTGGTTAAAAGAAAAATATTCTAATGTTGAATCATTTGAATTTAACTTAACTAGTACTTTTGAAACATTTAAATCTTTATTTCCTATAGAAAATAAATTAGCTTTAGCTAATTCTCGTTCTCGTTTAAGAATGGTTACCTTATATCAAATAGCAGGAACTTATAAAGGTTTAGTCGTGGGTACAGGTAATAAAATAGAGGATTTTGGGATTGGATTTTTTACTAAATATGGTGATGGTGGTGTAGATATTTCTCCAATAGCTGATTTAACTAAAACTGAGGTTAGACAAATGGCTAAGGAATTAGATGTGATTGAAGAAATTATTATAGCTAAACCAACAGATGGATTATGGGAAGATGATCGTTCTGATGAAGATCAGATTGGGGCTACATATGAAGAATTAGAATGGATTATGGAATATACAGAAGATCCTGAAAAATTATCTGGAAGGCAAAAAGAAATATATTCCATTTTTATTAAACTAAATAATCAAAATAAACATAAAATGGTAGAAATACCAATTTTTAAAAAAACAAAATAATAATGAAATACCATCAACACCATTTATACCCAGGAGATAATTATAATGGTTATGAACAAGAAACTGTAAATCTTTTTAGAGATTTAATCCAACCTGATTGGGTTATTTTTGATTGTGGTGCTAAAACAGGATATTTTACTTTACTTTTTGCAGAATTATGTGAACAAGGAGTAATACATTCTTTTGAACCTACTAGTACTTTTGATATGTTAACTTCAAATGTTAGTCATTATGGTATTAATAATGTTATCTTAAATAAAAAAGCTTTAGGAGAAAAAACAGGTAATATTGAAGATAATATTTATAGAATTTGGGGGCAAAATTCTGAAAAACAAACATATGATTTTATCACTATAGATGATTATTGTGAACAAAATAATATTCAACAATTAAATCTAATGAAAATTGATGTTGATTCTTATGATTTTGAATTATTAAAAGGAGCTATAAATACTTTAAAAACTTTAAAACCAATTGTTACTGTAGAATTAAATCATGCTCTTCATTTAAGAAATACAACTCCACAAGAAGTTATAGATTGGCTTCAAAGTATAGGATATAAACAAACCTATATAACTAATAACGAAAATTATACATTTAAATATACTAACTAATGAACCCAGCATACTCAGATCCAGAATTATTACAAATAACATTAGATTTATCTAAAAAATTTAATTTAACTACTTTTTTTGAAACAGGAACTTATCATGGTTTGTCTTCCAAAATAATAAGTAAATATTTTGACAAAATAATAACAATAGAAAATAATAAAAATTTTTATAATATATCCTTAGATAATCTTAAAGATATAAATAATTGTATTCTCATTCATGGTAATAGTTCTGAAATAATGGAACAAGAATTAAAAAAAGAAGATAATTCTATATTTTTCTTTCTAGATGCCCATTGGGAAGATTATTGGCCTATTTTAGATGAATTAAAAATTATCAAAGAAAAAAATTTAAAACCAGTTATTGCTATTCATGATTTTTATGTTCCTAGTGAAAATGGAAATGCTAGATTTGGTTTTGATTCATACCAAGGACAACCATTAGATTTTAATTATATTGAGTCTTCTATAAAAAATATATATGGTGAAAATTTTGAAATACAATATAGTAATTCATCTACTACAAATAGTGGAGTAATTTATATCTATCCTAAAAATAAATAATTATGAATAAAATTGTTAAAGATGCTTTAAAATCTATTTTAAAAAATGATAAAATTTTTATAGATTCAAAATTTAAAAAAATTAAAATAGATATAGGATTATCAATAAGCGCTCCTAATTCTGAATTTTGGCTTCAAAATGAGTCTGATTTAATGGTGATAGGTTTTGAACCTAGTTCAATATGTTTTGATAGTTTTACTGTATATAATAAAGAAACCAGAACTAATTATCCTCAATATGTTTGTATTGATCCTGAAAGAATTAATAAAACCTTTTTCCCTATCAAATGTGCTCTTTCCTCAGGAGAACCTAGATATCAAAAATTTTATAATACTGCAAATAATAAAGAAGATAAAAATCTTTTAGGTTGTTCTTCATTATATGAACCTTCTTACTTTCCTGTTTTAGAAATTGAAGAAGTACCTGTTATCTCATTAGTTGATGTTTTTAATTTGTTTCCTTGGGATAAAATTCCATATATTGATCAAATGAAATTAGATACTCAAGGAAGTGATTTTGATATATTGGTAGGGGCTGATCATTATTTAAATAAAATAGTTTATTTGACTTTGGAAAATTCAACCCATGGCCAATATAAAAAAGAAGATGATTACCATAAATTTGACCTTTATTTATCAAAATTTAATTTCACTAAAATCTCAGAAGAAGGAATAAATTCAACTTATTTGAATAATTCTCATTTAGATAAAATTAATTCTATTAATTTTTTTATAGAAAACAAATAATGATATATTTCACTACTAATTCAGATGGAAATGATACAGAAGGTATAGGAGCTATGGCTCAATACCAATTAATATGTTATGCTTTATCTAAATTATATAATATAAATTTTTATTTTACTGGATTCAAAAATTTAACTCATTACCAATATTTTGATATAACTAAAGAACAATGGTGTAAAAATATAACTGATTTTTTTAATTTACCTATATCTAAAGATTTAAATTTACCGATTGTTGGTTTTCATCAACTAAATATTGATTTGGAAAATTTTATTAACAATAATGATAATATTATTATTAATTTTGAGTCTCACTATCTTATGTCTTTTATAGATAATTATATTGATAATAATGAAATTCAAAATATATTGATAGAATTAGGAAAAAATATTATATTAGATAATAATTTAAAATATTTTGATAAAGAAAAACAAAATATAGCTATCCATATAAGAAAATATACTCAAACTGATTGTGATTTAAATCCTAGAAGAGAATACTTTGAAGAATCAAAAAAAGATTATTATATTGATCTAATAAATAAATTAGATAATGATAAAGTTAATTTTCATATATACTCTCAAGGCAATGAAGATGATTTTAGTTTTCTAAAAAAAGATAATATATTTTTACATATTGAAGAAAACCCATTAATATCTCTTTATCATATGATTAACTCAGATATTTTTATCACAGCTAATAGTTCTTTAAGTTATATAGCTCATTTATTAGGTAACCATAAACAGTGTTTTGTTAGAGATACTTTTTTTCACAAATGGAAAAATAATACAATTAAATTATGATATCACATATTGATATAGGTTATAATGGAAGACTAGGAAACCAGTTATTTATTTATGCTTTACTTTATAAATTAAAAACCCAAGGAAAAGAAATAGTTATTCCTTCTAAAAATTATGATTGGAAACAAGATGGATGTTTAGACCAATACCATCAAAAATGGATACCTTATAAGTATGTTTTAGAAGATTATTTTAACTTATCTATAAAACCCTCAGATATAATTCCTACTCAAATTTGGGAAGAACCAAAACAAGGATTTTATTCTAAGGTATTTGATTTGAACGATGTATCTTTAAAAGGTTATTTTCAATCATGGAAATATTTTGATGATATTAAAAAACAATTAAAACAAGAGTTATCATTTAAAGATAATATTAAACAAAAAATAGATCTAATATTTAAATCTTACTCAGATAAACCAACTATTTGCATTCATGTTAGATTAGGAGATACACTTGCTCAACCTTGGATGCATAAACTTTCCCCAGAATATATTCAAAAATGTTTTAGCTATCTACCTCAAGATGATTTTAATTTTATTATAGTATCAGATAATTTTGAATATTGTAAAGATTGGTTTCCTGAAGGAGAAAATATATATTTTGCAGAAAATTTAAATGAGGCTGAAACTTTATATTTAATGTCTTTATGTGATCATTTTATAATGTCAGGTAGTACATTTAGTTGGTGGGGTGCTTATCTAGGTCAAAAAGAAAATAGTGTTGTTTTATTTCCCAATCATTTTGATAGTTCTGATAGAGAATTAGATATTTTTTATCATCCTACATGGATATTAGTAAATACATGAAAATACTTTATATAACTAATCATAATCAGATATTTCAACAAAGTGGGGGTTATTTAAATGATTATTTAAATGATCTTTTATTTTATGGATTAACTGAATTAGAAAACATTGAGGTTATAGATAGTACTCCTATTATTCATCTCTATAAAGAAAATCAATCAAAAATTTCTAATCAATATTTATGGGGTAAGGGTTTTACTTCAACTTTTTTAATAGATAAAGATAATATTGATAGAACAAATATTGAAGATAAAATTAAAGATAAATATTTTGATTTAATAATATATGGTACTGTAAAACGATGTCTAGATTATTATGATTTAGTATCAAAAATATATCCACCAAATAAAATATTTTTAATAGATGGAGATGATTTTACTGATGTTCATTCATTGAGTTCTAAACATCCTTATTTTAAAAGAGAATTAATTTCTAATATTTTTATTCCTATTCATTTTGCTATTCCTGAATATAAAATCACCTCAAATAAACTAAACAAAACCCAGGAATATGGTTCTATAATACCTGGTCAAGGGGGATATAAATTTAATATAGAACAAGATTATTATAATGACTATAATAGATCTTATTTTGGTGTGACTATGAAAAAAGCAGGATGGGATTGTATGAGGCATTATGAAATATTAGCTAATAATTGTGTTCCATATTTTACTGATTTAGAAGAATGTCCTGATAGAATATTAACTAACTTACCTAAAGAATTATTATTAGAAGCAAAAGAATTAGCAAATAGCTTTGAAGAGCAAAAATATTTTAGTATATTAGACGAGTTATTTAATTATACTAAAAATAATTTAACCACAAAGCAGCTAGCACAATATGTTTTAAACTATGTATAAAAATAATTTACAAGAACCTGAAGTTATTCGTAATTTAAATAGTGATATAAAACGCTATGATATAATAAATTATCTTATTGAAAAATATAAATTAATTAATTATCTTGAAATAGGAGTATTTCAGGGAGAAAATATACGTAAAATAAAAGCTTTACATAAAGATGGAATAGATCCTGGAGCAGAAGGATATGTTGTTCCTGAGGTTACTTATTCTATGACATCAGATGATTTTTTTAACCTTATAAAAGGACATGATGAAATCAAATATGATATAATTTTCATAGACGGATTACATGAATACTCTCAGGTAAAAAAAGATATTGAAAATTCTCTAAATCATCTCCAACCAAATGGGTTTATTATAATGCATGATTGTAATCCTGTTAGTTACGAAGCCCAAATTCCTGAAAGAGAAACAATAGCATGGAATGGAGATGTATGGAAGGCGTTTGTTGAATTCAAAGAAAATAATACTAATTTTGAATGTTGTGTTATTGATACAGATTTTGGAGTTGGATTTATAAAAAATAATGAAAAATATTTTAATACAACACCATTAATAGATATGGATTATCAAACATTTGATACTAATAGAAAAACCTACTTAAATTTACTTACTTGGGATGAATTTAAAACAACTTATTAATAAGTCAATTTATGGAACTGTAGGTTATATTTCATCTCAAAATGATTTAAATATATTAGAACAATATATTCTATATAATCTCCCAGTCCTAAAAGAATTTAAACAAATAATTATTGCTACAAATTATTCTGATTTAAGTTTAGTAGAAAAAAATACACAATTATGGAAACAATATTTTAATAAATGTATTATAATAGATTCTAAAATAAATAGGGGGCATAATTTTGGAACAGCAGATTTAGATAATTTAATATTTGATTGGTGTAAAGAAAACAGGGAAGAATGGTTATGTAAATCTGCAAATGATGTTCTTTTTCAAGAATCTATTTTAAATAAACATATAGAAGAAGCTGATTTTTATTATACAAATGGTATTTCATATGAAGATTTATGTTTATTTAATTTTAATTATGATAAGGTACTAAATGATCATTTTTATCCTCAAACTAATTTTTATTTCATAAATGTATCTAAGTGTGATTATTTAAATAATAAAGAATATATTAATACTACCTTTGAACAAATAAAAAATATTTCCAATTATAATGGTAAAGTTTGGGAATATATTAATGGATGGAGTTGTGAAGAATTCTTAAAAAAATGCACAAAAAGAAATAATTTAATAAAACATTATTTACTAGATAAAAATAAACATGATCAACTATGTGAAATAGTTACAACATATAAAATCGGAGACCCATCACATAAAAATCTAATGATAGATGGAATATGCCACTTTCAATTCCCAGAACAACAAATATTAGAAATATGAAAAAATTTATAGTTACAACAACAATTAACAAACCTACAATAGCTACTTTAAAATTTTGTAAAATAGCAGATGAAAAAAATTGGACATTTATTATTGTTGGTGATACAAAAACACCCCATGATGAATATAGACAATTAGAAAAACAATTTAAAAATATTGTTTACCTTTCACCTGAATCTCAGGAACTTCTTTTAAAAGAATTATCCGATACTATTGGTTGGAAATCAATACAGCGTCGGAATATAGGATTCGTGTTTGCTTATAATGGTGGTGCTGATGTAATTGCTACAGTAGATGATGATAATATCCCATATGATAATTGGGGAGATAATGTTTATGTAGGTCAAGAAATTGAAATTAACTTATATGAAAATATTTCATCATTATATTTTGATCCAATATCACCTACTAATCATAATGATTTATGGCATAGAGGCTATCCAATCGAAGATTTACCTTTTAAAAATAATATTGAATATAAAGGTAAAATTAAACGTAAAGTATTAGTTCAAGCTGATTTTTGGGATGGAGATCCTGATATCGATGCTATATGTCGTTTGAGTAAAAAACCTATAGTTAAATTCAATAAATTTGAACCATTTTGTTCAAATCAATTAGCACCTTTTAATTCACAAAATACATTTTTAGCTAGGGAAGTAATTCCGTATTATACAGTTTTACCTCATACTGGTAGAATGGATGATATTTGGGGTAGTTATATTTTACAATATTATTTCCCTAATTCAGTAATTTATAATCAAGCAACTGTTTATCAGGATCGTAATGTCCAAGATTTAGTTACGAATTTAGAAAATGAAGTAATTGGGTATAGAAATACTTATAAATTATTAGGTGATTTAGAAAATTTTGAAAATTACTTACCTGAAAAAGCAAAAGAATTTTGGAATGTATATAGAAAACAATTTTAATAAAAAATATGAAAATATCAGCAGTTATAGTATCTAGAAATGATGGATACGGTGGACATTTAAATGAAAGAGCAACTTATTGTTTTAATTCAGCAATTGATACCTATGATGAAGTAATATATGTAGATTGGAACTCACCTACTCATAGTTTACTTTATGATATTAAAGATAATATTCAATTTAAAGGTAATTTTAAACATATTGTAATTACACCTGAAATTGCTTCTTATCTTACTAATAATGACCCATATGCTCAAAAGTGTTGTGAAGTATTAGCTCGTAATATTGGATTAAGAAGAGCTACTGGGGATTGGATAATTTCAACTAATATAGATATAATACATCCTAAACGGGATGAATTAGAAAAATTATTGAATTCTACAAATCAAAATACATTTTATACTATTAGTCGCAGACATACAGATTGGGAACAGATTAAAAATTTCCATAGTGGGGAAATTATATTTGAGAATTGGAAAGAATTAAGAGAACATTTAATTAGTAATTCTGAAGAAAGACATTTTGAGGAAACTACAGTTAGTGGAGATAATTATAGTATAATTAATTGTTGTGGGGACTTCCAAATTGCTCCTAAACATGTATGGGATGAAATTAGAGGAATGGAAGAAGAATTAATATATTCTCTTTATGCTGATACTAATGTACAGAAAAAAGCAGTAATGCATGGTTTTGATTTAAAAGCAATATATCACCCTGCTTTATTTCATATAGAACATGGTCGTGGAGGAGGAGGATTTTTAGATGGAATTAATAAAAAAACTAATGATCAATATAGAGCTATAATATATCAACAAAAAACAGAAAATAGTGAATCATGGGGGTTTGGGGATACAGAAATAGAATATGAAATATTCTAATATGTATATTAAAAGCATATTATGAAAACCTTTTTCCAACACCTACTTTCAGATGTAGACAACCAAGTTAGCTCTAAAAGATTTATTACAGTTGGGGCATTTGCTCTTATAGTAATAGCATTTTTACTAGATTTGGCTTTTAACATTACTATTGCCCAAGGCTTATTAGATGTAATACAATCTATTATTTGGGTAGGATTAGGTGCTACCACACTTGAAAAATTCTCAAGAAAAGAAGCAACCTCCCCAAATGATAACTTGGGTTCTTAAAAATTAGTTCGTATATTTACGGAAAAGTTATGAAACAAACATACTATTTTTACTCAAGAGTCGACTCTACACATGAGCCTATAGATAAAATTGAAATGGAAGATATTTTTGAAGCAATCAAATATTTTGCTTTTAAAAAACAATTATCTATGGATAAATTTATGAGTTTATACGGAGTGGGTAAACTAAATAAAGATTCCCATGATTGAAATACTTTTAAATAAAAACTTTGGTTCCAAATTAGAATTTAGTGAGGCTAAAGAAAGTCGATTTAAAAAGGAAGAAGAAGTTTTTATACAAATTTTAACTTCCCTAAATGATAATATCAATAAGTCTATTGACCTATACACACACTACCACATAGATATTTTTGATTATAATACTAACTTTATAGAAGTTATTGAGGATTTATTTTTATTAAAATATGGTCCAGTAGTTTCAGAAATTATTATGTGGTATATTTTTGATAGAGAAATTTTAGATGAAGAAGGAAAAATTACAGTATTACCTTTAACACTAGAGAATCACGAGACCGGAGCAGTTGAGGATCTTTATTTAACCACTCCCAAAGAACTTTGGGACTTTGTAGTAAAAATCGATAAACCTATATAATATGAGCAAAAAGTTCTGTCATTGCGGGGCCGAGATCCCTGAAGGTCGTTTAAAAGCATTACCCAATACTACTACCTGTATGGCCCATTCGGAAACAGGTAGAAAAGGAGCGGTTACTGTACAAATTGGTGAAGGAGACCACACTTACAACGATATTGTAATTTTGGAGCCTGAACAAATTGAACAATATAACCAGCTAATGGGTGCTTTTGGCATTAATGACCCATTTGAAGAAGAACCTGAAGAATCCATTGAAACCCCTGAAGTGGTTGAATCTTCGGAAGATGAAGAGGATATTTATGAGCGAGAAGAAGACCTAGTTGATGATTTAGATGATCAAGATTGGGAACTTTCAGACGACGAGGAAAATGCCTAAAAGATTAGATTTAAGTAAAGGAGAAGTTCAAGCAGCAATGGCCCAAACCAAATCGGTGCGGGCTGCTGCTAGATACTTGGGATGCTCTTATATTCACTTAAAAAAATGGATGAAATTCTATGTGGATGAAGAATCAGGTAAAACCTTATTTGAACTACATAAAAATCGACAAGGTAAAGGTATCCCCAAGTTTTTAGGTAAAACACAAAAAGAAGACGCTATTGAAGATATAGTGGCTGGAAGAATTGATGCTTCATCGTTTGACCCTCAAAAATTGAAAGATAAAATACTAGAGCGAGGGTTAATGGAGGAAAAGTGCAGTATGTGTGGGTTTGGTGAAAGAAGAGTATTAGATTACAAGATGCCTCTACTAATGCATTTTAAAAATGGGGATAAACGAAACTGGGTATTACCTAACTTACAACTGTTGTGTTATAACTGTTACTTTTTAACTGTTGGGAATGTGTTTACAGATAGAGATATGCAACAACTAGAGGAAACTAAATCAGTATCTAAAACTACAGAGGCAATTGATTTCCAGTTAGATGATTATCACTTATCTAGGTTGAAAGAAATTGGACTATATGAAGATCCAAAAGTAGATGATGACCCGTATGATCTAGTAAGCTATACCAAATGAAAAAGAATAAAAAACATACAGAAGTAGTAACTGATTTTCAAAGAGCTAAGGAAAAACATTTAGAAAAATTAGCTAATGATATATTGAAAAAAGATGAAAAAAATCAGAAGCTAAAAAATAAAACAATTAATAAAGATTATCTAAATTTATTTTGATCATGGCCTTAGAATTAACCCTAAATAATAGTGATGAATTTCAAGAAATGCTTGATAAAAAGGATTTTAAAATAGCAGAAGCAATAGTTAATGCTATTTTGGAGAACCTAACCACTAAAAAAAATAATGTTCATATCCTATCTGTTAATTTTGTAGAAGATGAATCAGTGTATGATTTGACTTTGGATAGGAAATACTTTGCTGAAACATTAGAAACTAACTTAAAATATTTTGTAGAAAAAGAAATGTACGAAAAATGTACTGAAATAACAGAAGCAATTGAAATCTTAAAAAAATAGTTATGAGCAAAACAACAAATTTACAAAAACTAGAATGCCTAGAGGTGTATCGTAGAACACTTAAAACACCCAGGAAACAAAAATTCAATAACCCTTCAGCAGAAGTGTTTAATACTAAATTAAAGAAAAAATACATTAAAGAATTAGGTGGATTTACTAATTTTAGACCTGTTAATGAGGATGAATAAAATACTACTTTGTATAGCGGTTTTATTATTTTTATATTTAAATGTCAATGGGCAAATATGGAAGCCGGTGCGAAATCAATATCAGGCTTTATACAAAGTATATGAAACCAACAACAAAGCAGAAGCAGATATAATTGCCTATTCAGTTGAATATGAGTATGAAATCACCAAACCAGGTTTTATTTATTTAGCTCCCCCATGGTATTCTAGAGGAACAAAGGTTTATTTTACCAAAGACAGATACGATGCTGATTTTAGAATCTATTGGACTAAAAACAAAGATGAAGTTATTTGGAAACAACAATAAGTTATGATAGCAGAAGAACAATCCAATCCTAAAAAGTATAAGTTAGTTCGTGAGCGTGATAATTTAACCTTAGAAGGTGAAAAGATTAGGTGGATTGACTGGAATGAAAACGGAACCTTCAATTCAGCCCACGATGAACCTAAAGTAGAGAGATCATTAATTATAGATCCTCACTACATGAGCTACACTTGGTTAACAACTATAATTACTGAAATTTTAGAGCAAAAAGAAAACTATACAAAGTTTAAAACCACAAATTCAGTTTATGAGCTATTCACGTTGGAGTTATAGTACCTGGTATACATTTTGGTCTTCTTTAGAAGAAGAAACAGTTTGCGAGTTTAAATTTCCCACTAAAAAGCTAAAATATGTCCAAACATTTGAAATATGTGATTTTCCATCATACTATATTACTTATGGTGAATTAATGGAAAATGGGTTATTTAAAACTTTAGATGATGTTAAAAAATATTATCACCAAAACCATAGTAAATTTACAGATCATCCTTATGTTAAAAACCCAACTGAGGATGAATTAGCAGAATTGGGTACTTATTTACTTAGGTTTATTGAAGATGTTGATGAACATTTTAAATGGGGTAACTTTTTTAGGTACGAGTGGTATTATCCATTAAGAAACAAAATGGCTAATTTTAGCTGGTTTAAATAGGATTTTTTTCGTATCTTTACATCATGAAATATAAAATAGGTTTTTTATTCAATAAAATTATCAACGATAATTGGTGTTGGGACTGTACTATCATACCTACACTACGTGTTGAGCGAAATAAGTATCATTTTATCACTAGCGATGTACATGGTGATTGGTGGGGAGTGTATATAAACTTTCTATTTTGGGACTTTGGAATAAAAATATATCAAGACTATTAACATGGGAAAAATTATAATAGAGTTCGATTCAGTTGAAGAATCACAAGATGCAAGAGTAGCATTAGATGCTATGAAGTGGAAAATGGCTATGTGGGATCTAGATCAGATTCTACGCAGTACTGTTAAACATGGTGTCAGTATCACTAATCGAAGCAAAGAAGCTAGTGGTGAGGAAATGGATGTTGCGGATAAGATTAGAGAAGAGATCCGAGACATACTTAATGGTTATGGTTTAAATTTAGAAGATTAATATGAATACAATTGATTATAGGTATCAAGCACTCTTACAAGACATACTTGACAATGGAGTTGAAAAATCCGACAGAACAGGCACAGGTACACTAAGTGTGTTTGGTAGACAAATCCGTCATAAAATGTCTGATGGATTTCCACTACTTACAACCAAGAAAATGGCTTGGAAAACTATGGTAGTTGAATTACTATGGTTTTTAAAAGGTGATACCAACATCAAATACCTTGTTGATAATGATTGTCATATTTGGGATGGAGATGCTTATAAGCGATATGTAAATAGTGATGAAGTTAGATGGCCAAAGAGTAAAGAGGATTTTATTGAACATATTAAAAACGATAAAGAATGGGAAGAGAAGTGGGGTGAATTAGGTCCAATTTATGGTAAGCAATGGAGAAGTTGGAAAAAGAGCGATTCATTTATTGTTGAAGATGATGTTTGGAAAAATAACGAAGGTTGGTGCTCGTTAAAAGATTTTAATAAAGATGAATTGTATATAGACCAAATCGCAAACCTAATCAACGACCTCAAAACAAACCCAGACTCAAGACGATTAATGGTTAATGCTTGGAATGTTGGAGAATTAGACCAAATGGTTCTTCCACCTTGTCATTATGGATTTCAAGTTTATACAAGAGAGTTGAGTTTAGAAGAGCGTCATAAATTAGCTTTACCTATTTGGAAAGAAAAATATGGACCTTTAGCGGATATGATGGTACCAACAAATATAGATAACACTCCATATAAAATCCCAACCAGAGCAATCTCTTTAATGTGGAATCAACGTTCAGTAGATACATTCTTAGGTTTACCATTCAACATTGCTAGTTATGGATTATTACTTACAATGATTGCAGATGAAGTAAATATGGTACCTGATGAATTAATTGGAAACTTAGGTGATGTACACTTATATTCAAACCACATTGAACAAGCCAAAGAACAGATTGGTAGAGAGATGACTACTGAAGAACGAAATGAATGGCATTTTATTAATCGTTGTGGTGGAAATAAACGAGATTGTAAAACTGATTGGAAAGATTTTGAGTTAGACCAACAAGATGTTCCAAAACGAACAAGAGAACCATATCCACTACCAACAGTACACGTTAGAGATGGTATATTCTGTTCCTCAGTTAATGATGTTATTTTAGAAAACTATCAATCGCATCCAACAATTAAAGCACCTTTATCAAATTAGTTATGGCAACCCTCGAAACCCAATACCAAAACTACCTCAAAGAAAATCCAACATCAACATTAACTTATGATGAATGGATGGATAAAAAGCTATGGGATATATATGTTTCAGATGATTTTCAAATTGGACCTGATGGTGCATTTGAACGTACTGATGATGAAGATTGGGATGTTACTTTGATGGATGGATTAGAAGATGAATGATATTTATAACAAAATACTTAACAAAATGAAAAAACAAATTATATCTGAAGAATTCAGAAGAATGCAAAAACTTGCGGGCATCATTACTAAGTCACAGTTAAATGAAGGTGTTAAAGAAATAAACCAACAAAACATGTATAGTGTAAAAGAACCTAACTCTGCTGTTTTAGCTAATGGAGAAAAACTTTCCCCTTTAAGTGATGAAGAATGTAAACTTGTTAAAGATTTTTCTGAAAAAGAAAATGTTAAAAAACTTCGCCCATATATAAAATTATCACCCCCAGATGATCCTATGTGTGTTTTATCTTTAGAAAATAAAAAAATGGAAAAAAGAATAATAAGATTTTTTAAATCAACTCTACTCCCAGATGGATCTGAATCTAAAACACCTAAATATTATATTACAGTTCTTGGCCCTGGTGAGACCTCATATAGCAGAGAAAAATATTATACCGCTGACAATATATCAGAATTCCAAGAATTTATTCAAAAAACATTAGAAGAATTTTCATCTTGGTGTGATGAACAAATAAAATTAAATTTAATACGAAGTTAAATAAGTTCTATAAATATATTTTAAATTAAGCTTGCAAATGCAAGCTTTTTTTTTATATTTACCCCAAATAAAAGTTATGACAATAGCACTTATTGCCCACGATGGTAAAAAGGCAGACATGGTTGCTTTCGTTATGAAGCGCCTAGATTTCTTTAAAAAAGTAGACATAGTTGCAACTGGAACTACAGGTACACACGTTGAACACGCTGGTTTACAAGTTACAAAAATGAAATCAGGTCCTTTAGGAGGTGATGCTCAAATAGCTACTTTAATTACTGAAGGTAAGATTGATGGTGTTATATTTTTTATAGATCCTTTAGATGTTCATCCACACCAAGTAGACGTGAATATGTTACTAAGGATTTGTAACGTATACGATATACCATTAGCAACAAACTACAATACAGCAAAACTAGTTATATCAAGTTTGAAACGAAAAAGTGTTATAGAATAGTATATTTATCATAAAAACCGCTTATGAAAAGGTTATTTCTTTTAATAGGGTTAATATTAATCTCATTAGTTTTAAGTGCTCAAAACGATTGCATGGGCACAGAAAATTTCAATGTTAATCCTGCCCCTGTTAATGGGGGGTACGCTCCTGGAACAACAGTCCAATTTTGTATAACCTATAACAATTGGAATACTGGAATAGGTACCAATTGGCTAGAAGGATTTGATCTTAATTTAGGACCTGGTTGGGATTTAACAACATTAACTCCTACAACATACCCAGCAAATAATGGAGGAAATGGATCAGGAGGCCAATGGTTATGGATACCAGGAACATTTAATGGTAATCCTGCTTCCTCAGGTGGAGGTGGAAATCAATTTGGGCCTGGTTTCTTTTTTGACTTAAACACTAACGGCCAAACTACAGATGATTGGGGAGACTTTGGAACTGGACCTTGGACTTTATGCTTTACTATAGTAGTAGGACCTACAGTTGGTAACTCACTATCAATACAAGTATCTCCAGTTAGTGATGGATTTGCAGGTAGTTGGGGTACTAATGGATGTAATGGTCTTTACCCTGCTGAATTATCACCTGGAAGTACAGTTACAGGATGTAATGTGCTGCCTGTTATTAGTTCAAATAATATAATTGATGCCTCGTGTAGCGGATTTAATGATGGATCTTTTGCAATTACAACAGTAGGAGGTACTGCACCTTACATCTATACAGTCAATGGAATTGCTTCTGCTATACCAGTAACTAATATTGGTGCTGGGAATTATGTGGTAACAGTAGAGGATGATGAAGGATGTGTTGGAAATCCTATCAATGTTGTAGTTGGAGAAAATACAACTGTAGTAAATAATATTACAACTCAACAAGACAATGTATGCTTTGGAGAAAATAATGGTAGCTTCACTATTAACTCAATTAATGGTGCTTTACCTTATACCTACAACCTAAATGGTGTAATCAATTTAACTGGAATATTTAATAATTTACCAGCTGGAGCACATAATGTAATAGTAACTGATGATAATGGATGTACTACTAACATTGGAGTAAATATAACAGAACCACCTCCATTAGAATATAATCAATTAACTGTTACAAATGTAGACTGTTATAATGCAAATAATGGTCAAATTCAAATAGAGGGAATTGGAGGAACCCCCCCTTACATATATCATTGCAATACATTATCTAATCTTACTGGAATATTTAATAATTTAGCTATAGATAATTATGCTCTTACTATTATTGATGATAATGGATGTATATTAGATAATATTGCAACTATTACAGGCCCACTACAAGATATTCAAAATACTTTCGTTTCAGTTCAACCAACTTGCTTTGGATACTCAGATGGAACTATATCAGCTAATATTTTAGGTGGTACTCCTCCATATGATTATTCTTGGAACACAGCCCCATTAATAAATAACCCTGATTTATTTAATGTGAGTGCAGGATACTATCAATTAATTGTAACTGATAATAATGGTTGTGTTAAGATGTTTGATTTAAATGTAAATCAGCCTCTTAATATAACATTAACTGGAGATAATAACGAGGTATTATGTTTTGGTAAACCGTTAGAGCTGTTAGTGGCACAACAAAGTGCAATTGCTCCTTACAATATAGTTTGGACTAATACCTATAATATTAATCAAGATGTTAATGGTTCAATAGTATATCCTCCCTCAGATGGAATGTATACTGCTACTTTAACTGATGCAAATGGATGCCAACAAACTCATACTTTGAATGTAGTGGTAAACCCATTACCATCTGCTTTATTTGACGAAAGTAGTACCAGTGAATGCCATCCTGCTTGTATTAATTTTTTTGTAATTGATCCTAATCCATTATACACTTATGAATGGAATTTAGAACCTGGTATAATTCAAACTGGAGAAGAGACTAAACGATGTTATGATTCACCTGGTCAATTTACAGCAAGGCTAATAGCTATTACTGATAAAGGATGTGTTGATTCATTAGTTAAACCTAACCATATTTTAATAAATAAAACACCATCAGCCGCATTTAATTCAAATCAATCTAATCCCATAGACATATTATCCCCAGTATTTGAATTTATAAATTTATCTGAGGATGGAGATAATTATTATTGGAATTTTGATGATTCAGAAATATCTACAGATTATGAACCAACTCATAGGTATCTACAACCAGGAAGATACTGTGTTGAATTAATTACTGAAGCAACTTACACTATGGGAATTGAATCTTGTGCAGACACTACTGTGAATTGCTTTGAAATAAATCCATTATCATTAATTTATGCACCGACAGCATTTACTCCTGATAGAGATGGATTAAATGATGTATTTGAATTAAGAGGAGATTTAGTTAGTGAATTAAGATTTGTTGTATATACTAGAACAGGAATACTTATATTTCAATCTAATCAACTAAACCAAGCATGGGATGGAACATATCAGGGAAATTTAGC